CCGCCGGGCTTGGGTTTACGGGCCATTGAGATTGAATCGTCAAATGGTCCGGGTTGGCCACTAAATCCTGAAGCTCTTTCTGCTTCAGCTAGGTCACGGAGGTAGTTTTCTGCCTCGTGAAAATCTTCCTCGGCCTCGGCAAACGCTGCTTCAAGGTCGGCTGCTGGGCCTTCGTGAATCAGTGTCCGGTCAAAGTCGTTTCCTAAGTCGTCTTCCCAGTCAGCCGTAAGAAGCTGATCAGAAATGTTGGCGGCCTGTGTCTCTGCGTTGCAGATGAGAGGTTTGACTAACTAGCGTTTTACTGTAGTCGTGGGTTTAAAAACGGGCCAGGTTCCAAGCAACCTGTTAAAATCCCCCACGACGCCCCAGGCTATCAGCCTTAAGCAGCGGTCTTGCGACCACTGCCCTTTACCCGCGCGCCACCTTTCGGTGTAGACTTGCGCAGGTCAGGCTTCTTTTTCTTTTTCATGCCCGGGGTTTTCTTCCTAACGGTTTGCTCCTGCGGCTCCTTGGGTTTCGCCGCAATCGTCGTTGGAGTTCCTTCGATCTCAACAACGACAACACTCTTTGCAGGTTTTATTTCAACCTGCGGTGTGATAGGTGGCGGCGTGAGAATTTGGCTGAGGGTATGAACACTCTCTAGCCAGGTCTCGAACCGCCCAACGTCAATATCGGGGAGGCCTTTAAATAGGACTCCTGCCATCCAGTCACCAACATTCTCATTGGGATACTGGCGATCATTGGCAGCGTAAGTGCTCCACTGGCGGAGGTCCCCTGCGGCTCTAAGACCATAGTCTAGACCGTCAGGTTTCACACCAGCTAAGTTAACAACCCTTGTGGAGAGAGGCCCCAATATGGGGGTATTCTTGTCAGACAGGTAAAGGCCTGAAGCTTTCTCCACGAGTTTCATCTCTGCCGTGACATTGACCGGCAGCTTGGTTGTGAGATGAAACTTCTTCAATTGGCGCGCTATATCGCACATGGAGTCAAGACTCCCGTTCCACACATCGGGACTGTAAATGCGAGCTAGGAAAGAGACACCAGGCTCTCCCCTCTGCACGATCTCAGTCTCCACCACTTGGCCAACCCGCAGAGCCATCTTCTTGTGGATGTCCGCGGGCAGGTCCTTCGTTATGCTGTCATCGCCCCCATACAGGCCAAGCTTACGGAAAGCAGCCTCGGGGGTGTTGAACTTACCCGTAACGGGGTCGTTCACTGAGCGAAGGGCCATAAATGCCAAAAAGGCATTGGCTATGGTGTTGGAAAGTGCCGTATCTGGTGAACCAGATAGGCGAGCATCACCAGTATCGTATTTGACACCGTCGGTGGTCTTAGCCTTGCGCCGGCTCAGATCTTCCAACAGGTCAAATAATTCACCCGAATACTGGCTTTCAAACAAGGCCATATAAAAGCCTCGCTCAACCATGCGTAGCAGGTAACTCATGCGTCCGTCAAACCTGGACAGGTCGCTCTGGTTAACGTACGCGGCATCAGCGCAAATGCAGACCACCTTAAGGGCTAAAGATAGTGGATCATTGCTGAACGCATACCACCAAAACCTTTCCGGGTTATCCAGCATGTGCTGTGAGACGGCGTAGGTGTACCTTGAGAATTCACGTTTTGTGCCAGTTGGCAAGGGGGTAATGATACGTGGTTCCTTCAGGTTTCCATAAGCTTCGCTCTTGTTAAAGGGCCGCAATTCATCTTCTGACTCGGCAAGGATGGGACAGTAGCCATCAGCCCTATCCAGAAGACTTCTCTGGGTTGGGCGGGCTTGCTTGTCCCTAACCGTGTCATGGTCAGTGGGTTTAAGGATATGCTTGCTAGGAACCAGCAACGCAACAAATTCAGAGACAAATCTCAAAAGTTGTGGGGTTGGCTTCACATCGTTTGGCTTTACAGCTATCGAAGTGATCCTCCCTTCCACCGCCCACTCAGAGTTCGCCCTACACTTGGTAGGTGCGAAACCACCATCCACCAAAGGACCCATAAATGGGACCATGGTGGGGGCTTCATCCCCAGTGTAGTTGTTGGATGGGTTACTGGTGTAACTCATAACTGTTGGGGTTGATCTGAATGTGTCAGCAGCGGAAGCGGTGTTCTTTGCATGATAGTTCAGCAAAGTCAAGGCAGCAAACTTATCCTGTCCTGACAGGTATGAGTTAATGGCTGGAGCGCTAAGCCCGTGCTTTGAGTTCTTAGCCATCATGCGCACAGCGTCGTCTTCATGTGCCGGCACCGTAGCGCGGGCATACATTCCGACTTCCGCAGTTGACACGTTGACTCCGCCTGTAGATCCTGCGCCGTAGGATCTAATGCGCGTGAAGCCCCCAAACACGGGTTTGAACCTGCTTAGTTCAACGGCCGAAATGTCAGATGATAGGTATGCGGCCAAGCCAGTGAATCTGGCTAAAGGCGTCAACATGACAATCGACCGGTTGGTCACGGAAGTTGCTCTTCTCTCCACTAGATAGTACTGTCTTAGGTAGGGGAAGCCCAGAAAACGTTTTGTTGAGACGACGCAGTCAGCGCCATAATCCCACAGCTCGTGTTCATAAGCGGCCCCGCCCTGAACATGCATCCTGACTTTATTGTCGGATGTGAAGGTGTAAGCGCACTCGCCGGTTTCGGGCCCGCCAGGGTTGGCGGCCTCCTCCGGAGTGAATGTATAGATGAAAATGGGGTTACCCAAAAGCAGTAACTTGGCCATGTCAAGATAGTAGTCTACATCTATCAAGGTTATCATGTGCCTAGCTTCCACTCCTGGGTTAGACGCCGTGACCGATAGGTCCTTTCCCCAATGATATGTGCGAGTATACTCCCGCCCGTGTCTTTCATCATTCTTACTTCCCTGCATGGACAGTACGTCCAGCCCCGTTTGGCTAGCCAACATAACGGCAGCGTTCATAGCCGCCGTACGGTCACTAGCCAAGCGGCCGTGTGTGTGACCCGCAGCCCCGTGCTTACCTACCAAAAAAGGTAGATTAGTACAGAACTCGGTCCGAAGATAGCCGAGATCTGGTGTAGATCTGGCTGCCATCCCGAGGTAAACCGAGCGCCAAATGGCGCAGGTGTTCACCCATCCTCTCGTCTGCTCCAAAGGGCAGACCGAGCGTCCTAAGAACTCCCGGCCCGTCTTAGCTTTCTTATGCTTGGAATACAGTTTCCAAGTCAATGCGAGCCACGTGAGGTGTAGGATGGGGAGCACAAACGCAAGCGTGTTGTGCCCACCACCGTCCTTAATCAGTGCAAGTTTAATAGGCATGACCATGGCGGTGGTACTGAGGTGG